TAATGGCGCTAATCGGAGACTTGACGGACTACGCAAAAAACACCAGCGGCATCCGTGACTACATTAACGGGCAGTATGAGCACGACGGCAAGGACGGCGAAGAGGTCGGCATTGGCGGCTTTACGGCCTTTGCGCAGATAAGCGAAAATTCAAGCGCAGCGCATCCGTCCCGGTCACATATCTTGAAAACGGAACCCATGTTAACGATCACATCATCCGCGAACCAAAACCATAAGCATCGAGGGCAATGTCTCTGACCTTTTTGTGCTGCCAAGCGCACCGGTCTCGATATTGCGGGAAGCTCAAGCGCAGATCGGAAATATCACGCAGTATGCACCCGCCAGAACTCAAGCACAGTTAAGCCGTGTTTCAGGTTTGGTCAATGACTTCGTGAGCGCAATGGATAAAGCCGATGCGCTAATCTCATCGGCACAGGGTGCGGCAAAATATCTCGGCAATCAGGATACAGAGACGACAAGCAATATCGAGAGTTTTCTTGCCGCAATGAAGGGATTGCAGGCATCTGACAAGAGAATAAAGATAAGTTCTTCTTTGGGGTCATTTGCGAATATGTATATTACATCTCTTGAGATCACACGTGACAATCAAAACCGAGCGATCAGTTTTAACCTCGAAGCGCAAGAGATCAGAACGGCTGATACCTTTTCAATGGCAACCAGCGCCGCTCAGAACGCATCCATTGCCGCTCAGAACGCAGCCATTGCCACGGCTGGGCAGACAGACGGGGAAACTGACAAAGGGACGCAGGAAGGTGAGGAAGTGAGCACGAAAGAATCTTTTCTCTTTAGCCTTTTTCGGAGGAGGGTAAAAATGAGACGACTGCAAAACATAACAGATGAGCCTATCCAGCGCCATACGATCCTTTTTTGAAAAGTCGGAGATCATTTTTACATTGAGATTCTATCCGCGCACACAAATATGGATGTTTGATGCGGAGTTTGGTGATAAGAAGGTTTACGGTCTGAAGTTATCCGTCGGCGTGTTGCACATGATAAGCCAAAAATCAGCCCTTCGACTTTATCTGTGTTGACCGCAGCGGTAACGGCATTGACCCTTTCAAGCGGCAGGATTTCAGCAGCAGGCGCTGTGAAATTTACATGCTGGAGGCGGCGGATATGGAGCAGCTCCGTGGCGTGGAGGTGCAGTTCTGATGACCACTCCAAGATTTAGCAGGAAGTATGTTTTAGTCATCACCGCCGATGGCCGGAATGTGGTAATCACCCCACCGATGCAGATGTTTCGAGGTTACAAAGTCTATTCACGGCGGTCTGAATAAAATGAACATCCAAATAACAAACCTATCTGAGAATAAACGCCTGTCGCTTGTCAAAGATGCCGAGCAGCGGAAGATAATGCCTATCGGTCTATCGGTCGGTTATCAGGATCGAATAGAATTAATATTTAAAGGGACAATTCACACCGGCAGTAACTCACGACAAGGCCCTGACCTTTTAACATCCCTCGAATGTCTTGACGGTGGTGAAGATTTCCTGCACAGCTTTACGGCCCGCACGGTCGAGGGTGGGCGCAGGGCGATAGATGCCGCTTTGGAAGATATGCCAAATACCGAAACCGGAAAAATAACAGATCGACCAGTGCTCACCCGGCCCAAGGTTTTAGTCGGCAACAGCGCCCGTTTAATCGAGGACATGGTAGGGCCGGGCGAAACGTGGTACATTGACAATGAGCAGCTTTTTGTTATCAAAGATACTGAGGTTACGAGCGGGCTAAAACCGGTTGTGAGTGCCGAAACTGGCCTGATAAGTACACCCACACGGGACAGCAGTCTGGTGACTTTTGAAACGCTGATGAATCCGACTGTAAAAATCGGAGGGCTTGCGAGCCTCAAGAGCGCCACAGCCCCACACTTGGACGGGATATACCGCATTGAAACAATCTCATACAGCGGGGACAATCACGGAGCCGCATGGACACAGACATGCACCGGCACCCTGGCCGCGGAGGCTAAATCGATATGAAGGAAAAACTCCGATTAACCGATATAATAGCTGATGCAATCGGCGAGGCTCTATCTAATCTACACACTGCTACCATTGCCAAGGTTACGGCGGTGCAGGAAAAAACGATCAGCGTTCAACCGGTCATTAACCGTGTGGTTGACGGCAAGTCGATAACACTTCCACAATTCACAAAAGTACCACCTCTTTTTATGCAGGGGGCGGGAGTTATACCGCGCACCCTATAGCCGTGGGCGACTATTGCCTTTTGATTTTGACCGAGAGATGCTTTGATCGATGGTATTCCGGGTCAGATTTCCAAGACCCGGCAGAGTTTCGGATGCACGACTACAGCGACGGAATTGCCATTGTCGGCATCAACCGCAAGCAGGGCGCTTACCATCCCGAGCGTTATCCAGCAGACGGGGACACGAACCAAGACGGGGACTATACTAGGCAGGGTTCGCTTGTGCAGATAGGTGATATGACAATAACCGGCAACCTGCATGTAAACGGAAACATAACTTGCACAGGTAAACTCACGGCGGGGACAGCCACAATCGGCGGCATAGACTTCGGCACTCACACCCACCCCGGCGACAGCAGCGGGACAACAGGAGGGCCACAGTAATGAGAGTTTCAGGATTAGATAAAAACCTTGATTGGAGATTTGGCAAGGGTCGAGCTGTTTATAAACGCAACGCTGATGCCATTGCACAAAATATCCTCACACGGCTGAGGTCGTTCCTTGGAGATTGGTATCTTGACACCGAGATCGGTATCGATTGGCTAACCCTTCTCGGCAATCTCGGCACCGAAAAGCGGATTCTTCGATCTGTTGAATCTACTGTCATGCAGACCGATGGGGTATTGTCAATCCAAGAGTTAAAAATAATTGGCCGCGACAGCAGCCGAGGTGTTACAATCCGCATCAGATATACAGACGTTTTCGGCGCGTCTAAACCTCAGACACTGGAGTTCACAGCATGACGCTTCCAAAATTCACACCAGACGGCATTCAGGTTCAGACTTTTCAGGAGATTTATGACGAGCTGGCGGCTGGCTATCGGGCTATTTATGGCGAAGACATCAACCTTGACCCCGACAGCCCAGATGGCCAGAGGGTAGCAATCGAGGCGCAACTTGTTCTTGATGCTCAATCCTTCGGCGCACTCGAATACAACCAGCGCGACCCAGACTTTGCGCTTGGACAGTCCCTCAACAGCATCATTAAACTATCCGGCATTACGCGCAGGCCCGCAACAAGATCGCAAGTTGATGTTGAAGTGACGACCGATAGACCGCTGACACTTCCTCCGGATTATGCCGTCGAGGATGATTTAGGGCAGGCATGGACTACGCTCAATACTATCGATATCCCGCCAGGCGAAACAACTGTAACACTTTTTGCGGAAGATTTTGGGGCAGTTGAGGCTAACCCTACCACAGTAGTCAACCCTGTAACGGTGGTTATCGGGGTGCTGTCGGTTACTAATGCTTTGTCTGCCGTAGTTGGCACCGACGAGGAAACAGATCAAGAGCTTCGCGTTCGGAGAAATAGATCACTCGAAACCCCGCAGTCATCCAGCACGGGCAGAATGTTCACGGCTCTGGCAAACCTGCCAAACGTCACCGATGTGGCCGTGTACGAAAACGACACGGATGCCACAGACGCAGACGGCATCCCGGCGCACAGCTTATGGGTTGTGGTTGAGGGCGGCGCGGTGGCGGATATTGTTGAGACGATGACTAAAAACAAAACTGGCGGCAAGGGGATGGTCGGCGCGGTAACTGGTACCTTTAACGAATCCGTTCTCCGGCCTGACGGATCAACGTTTGTCATTGTGCATACAATGACATTCGATCGCCCTGTTGATGTGCCCGTTCTTGTGCGCCTGGATGCTACTTTTGTAGATGATAGTCTGCCCATCGACGACGAGAGTATCAGACAGGAAATCGCGAAACAGGAGTTCAGCATAGGCATCAATCTGAAAACTAATGCTTTATACGGCCTTGCTTTTAACTCAGGCGAAAACTTCTTTCCTACCAACCTTGAAATCAGCAGGGACGACGGGACAACGTGGACTGGCGGGATTTTATTGGCAGCGTTGAATGAAAAATTCAGCATTGATTCCGATGATGTGACTGTTACGAAGGTTATACCATGACCTTTGAATCTGAATACATCAACCTCCTAATAAAACAATATTGGGAGAAGCCCAAAGCTTACGCCGAGATAGCAATGAAAGCGTCGTCTTGGAGAAGGTCTTTCGTTTGGCTGTCATCTTTTGAAAATGCGTTTGACCTTGACTCCGCAACCGGAGATCGGCTTGACATTATAGGGCGCATTGTCGGTATAGGCAGAAATATTCCGTACTCTATCCCAAAAATTGCATTTGGCTTTGATGAGAACCCGAATTCTCGCGGCTTTGATGATCTTTTTCCCTACTCGACGATCGCGCCCGTTTCAGGATTATTTGAGTCTGAATCAACAGAACTGGTTCTTGATGACAATGCGT